AAAGATGAAGGGTGATGTACTTGTAGAATGCGTTGAAGCATTCAAGGCTGACATTCTGCGGGAGCTTCCTGAAAAGGAATGGTCCGAGATGTATGTACTTGATGATTTCACCGCAATGAATGGTGCGCCAGGCGTCAAATTTATTGACAAGATCAACAGGAACACTAGTATGGGAAATCCATACAAGAAATCCAAGAAGCATTTCTTGGAGCCTGTAGAGGGACGAGATGAAGTTGTGGATGCGCAGATGTATAATGAAGATGTACAGAAGCGCATCGATGAGATGCTCGGTTTATACCTCGAAGGTCGTCGTGTGATGCCAGTGTATTGTGGACATGAGAAAGATGAGGCCATGAAGGAGAAGAAAGTGAAGGCGATGCAAAACCGCATCTTTACTGGAGCTCCTGGTGATGCCGCACATATTACTCGTAAGTACCTGTTAACGTTGGTCAGGGTCATGCAACGCAATAAGTTTGTGTTTGAATGTGGTCCTGGTACCAATCCACTCTCCACTGAGTGGCAGGACATTCGTGAACACATCTGCAAGTTTGGCGAGAATCGTCTCATCGCTGGTGATTATGGTAAGTTTGATAAAACCATGCCACCGGCTTTGATTTTGGCGGCTTTCGACATCCTGAGGTGGATGTGCGAGCGTGCTGGATACTCACCACAAGATTTGATGGTTGTGCAAGGCATTGCCGAAGATACGGCGTTTCCTTTGGTTGATTTTAACGGTGATTTAGTGGAGTTCTATGGGTCTAACCCATCGGGACATCCACTCACTGTGATCATTAACGGTTTGGCGAATTCTCTGTATATGCGCTATTGTTACCATGAGTTAAATCCTGCACATGAGGCGCGTACGTTCCGTGATGTTGTGGGCTTGATTACATACGGTGATGATAATGCTATGGGCGTGCATGAAAGTGCGCCTTGGTTTAACCACACTGCTATCCAAGAGCTCCTTGCAAGTGTGGGTGTGCGTTACACCATGGCCGATAAAGAGGCTGAGAGTGTACCATATATCCACATTGACAAAGTATCATTCTTGAAGCGCACATGGCGCTGGGACGAAGATGTCGGTGCCTTTCTCGCTCCGCTCGAGGAAACCTCCATCAGCAAGAGTCTAACGCGTGTTGTTGCATCTCGCACAATTACGCCTGAGGCTCAAGCTGTTGAAGTGTTGAAGAGCGCGCATATGGAGTATTTCAATTATGGTTGGGATATTTTCCACGAGAAAGACCGCATGATTCGTGAGATCATGAATGAGTGTGATCTGTGGCCGCACACAGCAGTAGAC